AAAGCTCTCAATGAATTGCGCTTGCGCCGGACGCTGCGCGGCAAGCTCGTCAACGGCTTGCTGGTACAGCGGGGCTGAGCTGTATCCACGCACACCGCCAGCAAACTCTGTCGGCGCTGGCATGCCGCCCATAATGTCCGTCTGAGACATCTGCGGCCCCACACCAAACGCAGACGCAACGTCAGCAGTCTGCTGAAATCCTGCTTCTTGGAATGGCGTAAACGCGGCAACATCAGGCCCGTAATATGGCACATACCCAATCTGGCTAATGTCTTCAGCCTTGGCCAAATTGCGGCGTGCTGCTTCCTCAATGTATTCTGGAATTTCAACGCTTGACGTTGTTGATCCGCCGCCTGCCATTATTCAAACTCCTTCACATATGAGGCGTGCAGTGGCTCCACGCCATGCGCCTTCAGTGGTTTCTTCCAGCCAAACCGGCCCGTCATAGTCAATGCAGAGCATCCTTGCGATTTCGCCCATGCTATCACATCTTCATGCATTTCTAAAATCTGATCCAACTCGCCGCCGCCAAGAAACACGTTTAAAACTTTCTTTCTCGGATATACCACTATTTCGGTCACTATGCACCCCCTCGGCGTAGGCCAGAGCTGCATGCTGCCTTTGTATATACTTTCTGCCACATCAATGAAGTCATGCGTGCCGCCGGAATACTCCAAAGCGGCCTCAATCCAATCGCGGCATCTCTCAAGCTCTTTATCCATGAAGCCTCACCATAGATATAGTTGCTGACGGCGTAGCGGGCGCGAATGCAGTTGCGGCCACTGCTTCCAAATAACCGTTTGTGCTGTTAGTCGCCCACATGACCTCTATGTAATCTCCTGCGGAAAGTTGCAGTATCGATGACTTTGTAACGACAAGAGTTGATCCATTTTGGTGCAACGTGTTTTCCATTGCAGATTTGGGAATATCTGTGCCATTAATTCTAACCCAAAACCACATCCTAACAGTTGAAGCAGATGTTGAGGCCATTTGCATTGAATATGTCACAGAATATTGCCCAGCCTCGTCAACGACCAAACGCGAAGCTGGCGTGCCGCTCGTTATTCCTTCAGCTAAATCCTGAGTAAACGTCAGCGCGTATGCCGTATTTATTAATGCCGCTGTCTGATCTGTGCTGATGGTGCCATCGTAATGCCCATCCTCAAGCACAACCTGACGCCACTCGCCGTTTTTGGAAACAACGGGATATCCGTTGACGTTATCCCACAGCAAAACGCCATTCTCGGAAGCCGACGAATACGTTTCCTTGAACCCCAGCTGATCCAAAGCACGGCCCAAGTAGCGCCGCATATTCTCGGCCCACTGGTTTATGTTTTCCGTAATGGGTGGAAGTATTCGGCTCATCTGCGCCCGCCAGCCACTGCGTCAAGCCGCATGATGCCGACGCGCCAATCAGATGACGTATTGCCTGTGACCCGCATTCTTACCTGACGTCCGGTAAATCGCAGGCTTGTCGGGTTGGCCATGCTATACGGCCCGTAGTCTCGCTCCGTATCCGTTGGATAGAAACGCGTCTTAAATGTGGCATTCACGTCACCCAGCGTGTTTTCGTCTGGGATCATGCCGCGCACCGCCATTACGTTTTCACCAACGCCCAGCGCAATCGGGCCTGTTTCGGCAAACGGCGCTTGGCCACCGTAGTCAAAGCCAACTTCTTGCTCGTACAAAATGCCATCAGCGGCAATCCAGAAGGGCTGACGAAACACGCCTCGATCCACACCAGCTGTGCGGTCAATCGTGCCGGTTGTCCAAATATTTTCAGCGTAATCAAACGCAACGTAGCTGTCGCATTCTGTTGCGCTTGCGCTTGGATAAAACCACCAGATTTCGTTAAACCGGCTGTTCACAACGGCGTGAACCTTTGACCGCTGGTCATTGTTCATGTCGCTGAAAACATAGTCAGCAACCTCGCACGGCAAATCTCGCACAGATCCACCAGCGTAAATGAAGAACGAGCGCTGGCCCATCCACACCACGCCCTCGTCAATCGACGCAGCTGCGTTGGACGCAATCAAGCCGCACGAAGTACCAACGCGCTCAAAGCCATACACAAACGGCGGGCCACTATATGTGGCCGTGTGCGCGTCTTGATCTGTAAGGATCAACGACTGCCCGCGTGTGCGTAATCCTTTGAGGATTGTGCCGTTGGTTTGTATCTCAATGTCACCGGCTTCGTTTGTCGCTGCCGGTGTCCAAGTATTGTTATCTTCACGGTCAGACCATGCAACCTTGCGGGGGTTGCCGCCTGCGCCAAACGCAAACACAAAACGCTCTTCCGTCACCATCATGCCAGAGCAGTTTGTCGGGGCGTTTGACAGCACGGCGGCGGGCGTTGAAGCGTTAAGCTGCCACTGGTAAATCTTGCCGTCATCAGCTGTGTTAGCCAGCAAGTATTCGCCCCAGTTTTCCAAGCTCCATGTGGTCGCTGGCAAAATAGAGCCGGTGTCTTCTGCGGGTAAACCGTAAAGGCTGCTGCCGTAAACATTGCCGCCATAACCAGTGAAGGACGTGGAATCCTGCCTGCCTGCGGTGAAACCGACAGGCGTGATCTCGCTTACAGTGTTGCTTGACGTCATGGCGTACAACTTATTGTACGTTCCAAACGCCACGCGGCGATCTCCGTTGTTGCCCTCCCACGCAATCATCGTGCGGGTCACGCCGTCCAAGTCAACGCTTCCGCGCTGACGCCAGCCGCCAACGGGGCGCAGCGCGCCTTCGTGCCAGCGGATCAGGTTTGCATCGCGCCAGCGGCCCTGAGACTGATATTCGGTACCGTTTCTGTATTGGCCCGCTGGGATATTAAGTGGGATCAACGGCATGTGCCTTCTCCCCCTTTACGGCTTCGTCGGCCAGTCATCATCGGCCAAGTTGGGCCAGTTATCGTGGGCTGTAATATCGCGCAGCGCCTGACGGTAGGTTGTCATCGGCGCATCCATCGTTACATCAGTCAGCGCAAAGTAATCTGTTTCAGCCAGCAAACCATCACGCTTGGTGCGATTACGCTCTGCCACCGCTGCATCAAGTGTTGCCTGATAAGCCGCCTCATGCTCTGCTTTGGTGGTGGTAACGCCATCCTCTGTGGTGTCAGCGAACATGTCACGGGCAACGTACTTCTCTACCCAGTTGCCATTGGCATCTTGCTCAACGCCATCACGCACAGAGTTTTGATATGCGCCTGTGGTAGCCGCTGGGCTGCGTAGCACTGGGTCTAAGTTTAGTGCATCTAGCGTTGCAGCTTTCCATGTGCGAGGCAAAGACATGTTGGGGTTAGCGGCTCGCCATTGCCCCTGCGTTTTTACTTCGCCTGTTGTTCTATTACGATATTCTGACATGATTGAAAGTCTCCGTTGTCAGTTGAGTTATGCTATTGCGTAGAAAATGTACGTTGCACCTGATACGTTGATGTTTGGGTTATTTGTTCCGTTAATTTCTTGAACGCCAAAGCCAGAATTTGCTGGATACAAATAGTTCTTGTTTCCCGTAGTTTCAGCCGCCGTTGTATTTAATTCTAAGTACGGATCGGCTGCTTGAGTTATCCCACGTTCACTATCCCAAACATACCAGTCACCTGTTGCGTCAGTTCGCTTTATAAGCACAAAGCGGCTACCCGCAGAAAAGCCGCAATCAATAGTCTGGAATGAGCCGTTTCCAGTATAACTTCCCACCTTGGATATGCCATCTAGTGAGGCGAATAGGTAGGCTATGTGAGTTTGACCGCTTGTATTTAATACAGCTTGAAAGTTTGTGCTTGTTGGTCCTGTTCCCCATATCCCACTAGATGCCGACCTTGCACTGCTGTTTTCTAAGGAGAGATAACCGTTATTGGGATCACTCAAATCTTTATGATAAACATACCAAGAACTCGTGGTGCTTCTCTTTTTAAGCCATATCATTTCGGGTGTTGCTTCTAGGTTATGGCTCAAGGTACGAGTACCTGTTCCATTTCCAGAATATGCCACGACATCCATGTAGTTAGGCGCACGTTTCCAGCCGTAGCCAATGTATCCGTTCCAACTTCCTGCCGCACTAAAAAAGCCATCCATTTGGTCAAAACTAAAAGCGCTAGAAGAGCTTTCAGATGCAGTGCTATTAAAATTTAAGTATGAACCTTGCAAAAGCCTCGTGCCAACGTAATACTTATCAGTACCAGATCGCTGACCGGCGAAGCCAAAATCTGTGACAACGCCTGTCGTCATTCCAGTTTGACCTGTGTTGTTATCTATCCCAAACACCTCAGTCCCAGCCGTAGGCGGCGCAAGTGGGCCACGGCGTATGGATATGTAGATTAGGTTACTATTGTTATTATTTAAAAAACCCTGATTAGTAGTTACTTTGAATCCTGTGGGTGTAGGTGAAATGCCCGGTTCACCAGTACTCACTTCTGCATTACTACCGTCTGCCCAAAGTGCTGGGTCAATAGCGTCAACAGCCATTCCTCTCATGGTATCAAACATCCACCAACTATCTGCATCAGTTGTATTTTTAATCATTAACCATTGAGGCTCAAACCCTAAGTCAATTACAGGGCCATCATCAGAACCATTACCAGTATAACTACCACACTTAATAATGTCCGAACCATCAGGGCCGAACTCACCGTCACCATCGTTGTGTGCGAATAGGTAGGCTACGTAGGAACTGCCACTTCTATTTACATCAGAATTACTACCAACAGTAAATGTTGTGCTGCTTGCCGTAACTAAATAGTTTTGTAGAGTAGTTACGGCAAAATTATCATTAAGCACAACATTTTGGTTGTTACTAAAAGTTCTGTGCCACGTAAAAAAGTCTCCTGTTGAATCAAGTCTTTTTACAACAACCATGCCGACAGTTGCATCAAGATCATGTGCGATCTGCCTATTATTTGTCCCATCCCCCGTATAAGTCACCACATCAAAAAACTTAGGGGCTTTGCGGAATGTCCAAGAGGCGTATTTTGCAGTGCTGTATGTTCCATTTACATCACTATCACTCCCTAGAGAAAACCCATTATTATTAAAGGATGTAAGTAATGTAGATAAAGTTCTTTCTGCAGCGCTGCTATTAGACTTTAGTTGTTTTGTAGCGCCTCTTTCTGTATCAAACAATGCATGAGGATATGTGTGCGCTCTTGACTTAATCCAAACTAACCCGCCTTCACCTGACAGGTCTACATTATTAGTAATAGTTTGAGTTGAGCCATTACCCTCATACAAATAAGTGCTGAACACATCATCTACATCAGGGGCAGCACCACCAGCTTGACCAGCCGCAGCTTGTAATAGCTTCTTTTTCGTCGCCATATTGTGCGCCCCTTATGCTAGTGCCTGCCCAGCCGTAAATCCGTACCAGTTCGTGCCACCGTCACGGGTGTAGAATACAAACACATCTTTCGCAGATGCTGTTGCTGTCAGAGTTGGTGCCGTAGCCGCAGGCCAATCAACAGCCGCAGGCCAAGTAACCGTGAAGCCAGACGCAGAGCCATCTTGGATGATCTCAATACTGAAGCTATACGCCGTGCCGCTGGCTGGCGGGTTACTAAACGTGAACGTGGTGTTTTCTGTCAGCGTGTGGCTGAATGCGTTACCAGCCTCACAATTTACCGTTGTGGCGTTGGAGCTTGATGTAACAGCGCCGTAGGTTTCGTTGTAGCTATCAACGATTAGCTCGCCAGTGATGTCTACATCGCCTGTGTAGGTTGCGCCCACCTTGGCATTAAGCTGCGTTTGGATTGCAGAGGTTACACCGTCAACGTAATTAAGCTCTGCGGTTGTCGCTGTAACACCGTCTAGCAGATTAAGCTCTGCTGTCGTGACAGTTGCGCCGTCAAGGATTTCAAACTCAGTGTTTGTAACGCCGCCAAGCAACGTATCAAGAGCATCCCAGTTACCGTTTAGAAAGCCACCCCAAGCGTCTTCGTCGCCGCCTACGGTTGGCTTATTCCAAGAATAATTCGTCGTTGTCGTAGGCATTATGCGGCCCTCTCTAAATAGTCTGCTTCTGTCCAAGTCGTTGATGGATCAGATGCTTCTGTCCATATGGTTGTCGGGTCGGGTGCGTCTTCCCACTTATACCTAGCATTCACGACAGGCGTAAACGCAATATTGTCGGAAACCGCAAAAGTCCTTATTCTGATATACCCTATATCGGACGAAATTGAAATAGCGGCGGTAGTTGAGGCCACCACATCGTAAACGCCGTTTGCGGTTGCAGCAAATGCAATCGCAGTGGAAGCAGAAACATTCCGCGTAACACCGCCGGAAACGCTCGCGGCAAAAGCAATATTCGCAGAGGCGCTACCTTCTTCAATGCTAATGTTTTTGCCGTAAATATACGATCCGTAAGTGTTAAGCCCGTAGCCCGGTCTAAATCCGGGAATAACCTCGTATTTTACCGCGCTGACGGAAACAATGCCGCCAAGGCTTATGCTTGCAGACGCATCAACAACGCGCACGCCAGTTGGCTGCGATGCGGCAAATGCAATAGCTGTGGACGCTGCGCCGTCTACAATCGTAACGGCAGACGCAGACGCGGAAACGCCAATAGACGCAGAAGCAGCCCCCTGCGTTGTCTCAGGCTCGCCGTATAACCCAGAGTCATAAACCCCTGAGTTATATGTTGAGCGCAAGCCCATTAGCTCGCCGTTACGTCAAGATCGCCCGTAGGAATGCGGAACACATCGCCGTCGTTAATCGCTTTGGCGGTTGTCAAAGCAGAGTGGATAATCATATTGCCACCAGAAGACGCGTCCATGATGCCGATCCAGCCCACCGTTCCCCAGTTGCCGCCGCTCGCCGCAGGAAACTCAATTGACGCAGAGTTTGATGCGGTATCGTTAGTTACTGTGAATGCAGCAACCTTGCGGGTGTAGCCGTTACCAGAAACCTCTGTGCCAGCAGCGCCGGTATCTGTCGGGTCAGATGTAAACAGGCCAACGTACCAAGCTGTAGGGCGCGTTACGCTGTCGGTGGTCAACAAATACTTCAGCGTACTTGTCTCAAATGCATTTGTTAAAGACATGGATTTCTCCGTTAGATATATCTAGGTGAACCATACACCATTTTCAGATCAGTAGCTAGTAACGCGCATTCTAAGGCCGGAACCAGCAAATCGCGTGTCATCGGACGCCTTTTGCAGCGACTGCAACGCCGCCGCGTAAAGCGCAGCCCAAGTCTGCGTGCGGGCGTCATCCTGCAAATACGGTGCCGACTGAATAAGCGTGCCATATAGGTAAACGTCTGGCGCGTCCAGCAGCAGCCAGTTGGATGCGTTGCTATCGCTCAGCGCGGGCGTCTTAGCGTAATATTGCAGCTGCATCGTGTAGTCAGCATCAGGCGTCGGGAACACCTCAATCGTATCGCCAATGTTTGCGTAAAACCGTGGGCGGCCAGACGCATCCGCTGTCTTCTGCCGATACTCAAGCATGTCATCACGCGAAACCAGCTCAAGGCGATACGTGTTGCCGGACGTGATGCTGAACCTGACAGTCTCCATCCAATCCGTAGGCATCTGCACGTATCTGCTATCAAGCGTGGCATCTGCGCGCTCGATCATCTTGTAATGCCGCAAGTCACGATTGATGCCAGCCTCTGCCAGCGAAATAAAATCAGGGATGACAGACGTCAGATCATCGCGGTTTAGCCAGCTGGCTACTGACGTCTTTAGATCCGTGTATGTTGAAATAGCCATTAGTCTAACAATCCTCTGCCAATAGGTTTTCGCCCTTGAGACGAAACATCTACTAAGTTTTGACCAGCCCGCAAGCTGCTTATAATTTGCTGATTTGGTGAAAATTCTGCTGTATCCAGAGGAAAGCCTTTTGGGTTGTCAGGGTTGGCTCTTGCTTGAACATTACGCGCTTCAACCTCTCCGGCCTCACGCAAATAAGCGTCAATTGCGTTTAAACTTTGAACCTCCCTTGCTCTATTTACCAATTCCCTAAAGCCAAACGCCCCAGCTCTGTGTTTTTCAATTTTACGCTCAATGCGTTTTATTGCGTTCTTAACATCTTTGGGTGTGTCAAAATTACGGCGAGCAGCATTATACAAATCTTTTTCAAAATCGGTCATTTCAGACAATCTAAAATCACGCAATTGAGCAGAAGCTGATGCAATCCAATTGTCACGGGCAACCCCAGAGCGCTTAGGCATTGGGCCTAAATTATCTACAATTTTATTACCGTACTTATACCAATCTTGAAGGCGCGTCACTTCTGCGGGTTTAGCCCTTCCCTCAATCGCCTTTCTTGAAAGGCTGTTTAATTTATCAATGTATTCAACCTGATACAAAGGCTTAATCTGATCGTATTGGTTGTTGAACGAGTCATATTGATACCGCATGTTTTTGGCGTCTGATGAGGAAAATAAATTGTCAGAAAATTCTTTAGCCTGCGTTTTTGAGTAATCATCAGTAGGGCTTGAGCCGCCGCTAAAACCTTCACGATTTTGCACCGCATGTTGAGCTTCGTGCAGCAAGATAGACCGCATTTTCTCTGGGTCATTCATCGCCAATGAAATTCTTTGGTTAGACGGTGAGAATGTTCCACCGGCACCATCCATATCTTTAGGCTGCTTGAAATCAACAGGCATCCCACGCATTGATGGATACAACTCGTAAAGCTCTGGATGGGTTAAGTAGTCCTCTAATCGCATGGCTGTATTAGGTGAAGGGGCTTTTAAAACGCTTGCAGCGCTATCGTCTATCTCAAAGCGCAACTTCCCATCCGCGCCTCTAAATACGCCAGTACGCTCATAAACTTCTCTATTCTTAAATCCTTGCTCAAGCAAACTTTCAGCTTCTGCAGTAGCAGATCGACGATGGTCACCTGTTCTGGCAGCGGCTCGCTTGCCAGCAAAAATGCGTGTCGTTGTAGGGTCATATTCCAAAGCTCCGCGACCTGAAGCCGCAAGAGATCCTGCGCTAACCAGCCCCGCCGTGCCAAGCGCTTCGCTTATCATGTCTTCCTGCGGGATCGTGCCGCGATATGCGGAGATAGGCGCGTCAACGGCTTTGGCGGCGGGCGAAAGCAGCCCCGCAAGCATGTTGCCAATGCCTTCATATCGCAGCGTGTCGGTGCCGTACACTGGCTCTTTCGACAGCAGCCCGCCAAGCACGGGGCGGCGGCCTTCCGCAGCCAGCTCGCTGCGCTGCTGTCGGGCCATATCATACAGCGCAGAAAAGATGCTCTGCTCTTCGCGTAGGCGTCTTAACTCTTCAGCGGTCGCCATTACATGTTCCTCAAAAAATCAAATATGCCCATAGCAGCGCCTGCTTTGCTGCGGCGGTCGCCTCTAACAAGCTCGCTCAGGGCGCGCACGCCAGACCGCACGGCCTGACCATAGTCTTCGACCCCGTAAAGCTCGCGGGCGTCGCCAAGAAGCCCCTCAACGCGCATCTTAGACGCGGTAGGGTTTGGCAGGCGAGACTGCGCCATAGATGATAAAACGCCGGCACGCGGGCCTTGCTCAGCAAAAAACTGGTTGGCGGCTTGCTGATTGCGCGATGCGGTGTCTGGATCGTCATACAAGCTTCCATGATGCTCAAGGGCGCGCCGTATCGTGTTATCGGAATACAAGAAGCCCTCCGGCCCGTCTTCGCGCATAGCGTAAGCGTTTTTAACGTCACCCGTTAAATCTGCGTATTGCGATCTGAGATCCAGCGTATCCATATCAGCAATCCCACGCGCGGCGCGACCAGTAGTTCGCGCTCAATTTGCTCGACTTGCCCTTGATGCCGCCGGAGCGTGCGCAGTAGGACGCCTTGCGTTTCGGCTGATCCTTCTTGATGGACATGGCGGGGTCGCCAAAGTTAACCTTCTTCACTGTGTCGCCCTCAACAGCCAGCACCTCAAACTTCTTCGGGCCACCGCGTCGCGGTTTATTCACCGCCGTAAACCCGTGGCGCTTCTTCGCGGATGCGATCTTCTCTGCCTTGGTGCGTGCCATGCTATTTCTTCTTCGCGGTTTTCGCTGACTTCTTAAACGCCTTCGCGGTAGGCGCGCCCTTGCTGCCTGCCTTGCGCATCTTCTCGCCAGACCCAGCGGCAATGCGCTTACGCTTTGCGTGGATGTTGGCATATAAACCCTTAGCCATCTAAGCTCCTTCGCCCCACTGGACGCATTGATAATCCGTTGCGCGATATGCAGGAAACATCTGCCGCGCGTACTTCAGCCCGCTTGGTATGGACTGTATGCATTGGCTTTCGCTCTGCATCACAGGGCTACCAAACGCAAAGCATTTGCCTTCGACGCTGCAAAGCAGAAGCAGCGCCGTCCACATCACTTCTTCTTCTTCGCGTATGACACTTTCTTGCCAGACTTCTTGGCAGCGGCCTTGGCTTTCGCCATGCCTTTGGGCGTGTACGCGTAGTGCTTCGATCCAACTTTGGGCATCGTAACCTCCGTTATATCTTCCAGCATAATAACACTAAAACGCCAAAAAGAAACCCCGCGCGCGCAATGGGAGGAACGCGGCGGGGCCAAGTTGCGCGAGACAGGGAGGAAACTCGCTTGAGACATATATAGCGCGAGCAATAACGCTTGTCTATGTGGAAGTAGGGTAAACGCTTTTACGCAGTCACGCAATCCCCTGCAAATTGCGCTTGAGCGCACCACGCCAACGTGACATCGGCCCGCTCAGGGCCGTTGCCGCGTCTGACGCCATCGTCAGGCACACGGCGTCAGCAAGATCCGGCGAGCGCAGGCCGCGCTTGCGCATGGCGTCCTTGCTCTCGGCAGCCATCTTCCCAGAAGACGTGAACGCGTAGCGGATGCCGGTGAGATCAGACAGCAGCTCGTCGTCGTTGGGCAGCTTGCAGCTGCGATCCTCGAGCCACGCCTTGCACTTAAACCACAGCTCCGTGCGCAAGTTGTTATACGTCTCCTTCATCGACGGCGCCTCGGCCACGTTCACGCCGCGCACTGGTGCGCCAAGCTCGTGCATCCGATCCACGACGCCCGACCCTATGCCAATGCTATCCACAAGGATCTCGCTGGGCTGCTGCGACGGGGGCAGCGCATCATATTCCGCCATCACGCGGCCAACGGTCTGCATCAGATCAAGCCCGCGCCACGACTTAATCTCCGTAATCACGCTGCCCTCGCGCTTGCAGAACGCGGTGCGGTCGGTGCCAAAGCGCGCAGGATCAATCGCCCACACGGCGCGCGTGTTGGGCGCAACCTCGATGTCGCGCTTCATCGCGGCCTCGGCCAAGTGGTACGGCACAATCGTGTCATCGTCAGCCAATGGAAACTCGCCAAGCACGCGGATGCGAAACGCGTTGCTCTCCTCCCCGTACCGCGCGCGCATCTCGTCAACGAACTCGTCTGACACAAGCGGGCTGTCAACGCATGACCATCGACGCGTCCACCAGCTGCCGGCGAGGCGCGTCTGGCTCTCGTAAAACGTGCCAGAGCTACGCGTGGGGTTGCTCAGCAGCACCGTGGTGGCGCTGTGGCCCGACATGCTGCCCGCAGCAGCCTCAAACACCTTCTCCGGCACACCTGACGCCTCGTCAATGACCAGCAGCACATGCTCGCTATGCACGCCGGCGAGCGCCTCCGGCGTCTCCGCGCGAGACGTGCGGGCCGAGATGAACGCCTCACTGGCCGCCGCCGTCAGCTCAACGCGGTCAGACTTCACCGTGACCATGTCCTTCAGATTTTGCGGCAGCTCGTTGATCCACCGCTTCATCTCCGCGAACAACGCGTCAAAGAGCTGGCCAGATGTAGGCGCGGTGACGACAACCTTATTCGGAAAACGCAGAAACAGAAACCACAGCATCGCCCAGCTGGCAGACGTCGACTTGCCGGTGCCATGACCAGAGCGCACGCTGATCTTGCGCTCGCCCGACGCAATGGCAGCCAGAAACTCGGCCTGATATGGCAGCGGGGATGCGCCAAGCACCTCACGCACAAAGCGCACAGGGTCGTCGTAATACTCGACAACGAAGTCGTCAAACGGGTTGGCTTCACTCATTTAATCCGATCCTCCGTTATCTTGAAATAGGTGTCGTCCAGCTCAATGCCGATAAAGCGGCGGCCAAGACTCTTAGCGGCCACACCAGTAGTGCCACTCCCCATGAAGGGGTCAAGCACTGTGTCGCCCTCATTCGACCACGAAATAATGTGATCCCGCGCTAGATATTCTGGAAATGGCGCTGGGTGAATATTGGAACCCTTCTGCGATACTGTTGCACACTCCCAAATATTAAACCTTTGGCCAAATTCTTTAATTTTATTATACTTGTTTTTTCTGGTTGATCCATCTGGCATTCTAATAGTTGGACTTTTTACTATCTGCCCAAATGATTTGTTTTTTCTGTCTTTTATAGGGTTGAATGATTTTGGCCTGCCCTTGCTGAATACAAACATATACTCAAAAACTGACGCATATCTTGTTTTTAGAGCGCCAACAGCAGAGAATGTGGGCTTAGACCAAATCATCGTATCGTGTAGATTGAACCCACATTCCTTAGCCCACAACGCCTGCTTGAACGATGTTCCCGTCTCACTGCCCTTGATGGTGGCATCACCAACAACCCAGACGACAACGCCACCATCTGCTGTAACGCGATGCAGGCTAGAAATGACATCACGCCAAACATGCTCGCCCCACTGCTCGTTGTTGCCGTTGTAGGTGCGAAGGTTGTCGTATGGCGGGCTGGTCACTGTCAGATCGACCGAGCCATCGGGCATTTCACCCATGCAATCCAAACAATCGCCGTGCATCAATTTAATCATCCGACACCTCCACATATTCAGCGTCAATCGTGGCCGCCTCGGCGTCGCTGTTCACGCGCTTCATGTCGGCGCTAAACTTGCGCAGCGCGTCCAAGTGCAAATCCCCAATGGAAAGCGTGACGTTGCTCTGCGGGCGCGTGCCGTAGCGCTCCTGATTCATCGAGCCAGCCATGAACTTGCGCCACTGCACCTTCTCGCGCGTGGCGGCAATCTCCGTCGGGCTGCTGGCGCCGCTCAACCCGTCAACCATCTCCAAGCCCTGCTCCACAAGCGCATCCGCAGCCTCGCCGCGAGCCTTGCCAAGCGCAGCCGCATACTCAGGCACGCTGTTCAGGCTCCTGCTAACATAACTGCGCGTGCAGCCGTATTGGCGTGCCAACTCGGCGACGGTGACGCCAGACGCGATCTGGTCAAACAGCCAATCTGCGCCGCCGTTGGAGGCGACCTCCGTCAATATGCGCTTGCGTAACGCCTTGCCTGCCATTGCGTTTCTCCTTGTACGCGGGAAATTTTAGCGCGGGGCCATGGGTATGGCAAGCGCGTGGGGGGTGCGGGGGTGTGGGGGTGTGTGCGCTTTTCTATACACACACGCCCCCGTCGAAGCGCGAAGTGGGGGGGGGTAAACCTGACCAGACGGTCAGGATCTGCAGCTGGAATCGCATAATCGTTATTATGTTAAATTTATTATGTAACGATATCAGCATGTTAGCGTTTTACACCTATCTATGGTTGTATCGCTGGCGATATTGCTGCGCTGCGACATCGCAATATTTGACCATTTGGTAAAAAAAGCGTATTCGCGCACGCGCGTCTGAGCGTCGGCGTGTCTGCCGCAGAGGCTAAACACGCCCTCACGCTCCCGTAGAGCCGCTGTGAGACGCCTAAACGCCTCGCAGGCTACCCTACCCACCTGACGCCTCCAATTCGCCCGCTATCGCAGCGTAACCGCACACGTCCACCCAGTTATCCGAGTGATCGCTTGACCGCGACCGCGATACCTTGAGCAGCACCATCATCGCCGCCACGTCCACCTCCGTCACGTCTACGCCGAGATACGCCGACCACATGCCGGCGATGGTCGCGTGCGACGCCTTTGCGGAGCCATATGTCCGCTGCCTGTCGCCCGTGATAAGCTCACCCGCCGTGCGTAAAATATCTTCCCTCGTTACCATGGTATATCATCCTCTATGTTATCGTTGCCATGTCCATCCACCACACGCGTCACCTTCGCGTTGGGGAACGCCTCAAACGCCTTCTGCAGGAACGCCTCGCTGAAGTGCTGCTTCAGTATGCACGCGGCATCCTCGAACGAGTAGACCACCCACTGCGGATACCGCTTGCGCAGCTCCGCGCATCCCTGCCTTGCGAAGCACACGATCTGACCGCCCTCCACCTCCACGCACCACGCGTGCGGCGACAGCGGCTTATGCCCCGCGCCCTCCGCTTCCGCTTCCATCCGCTTCCACCCCGCCATGAGCTGCGTGGCGATCTTGTTCGTCCTAACGACATCACGCTCAACGACCGCCTGCTTCAGCGCCTCATAGGCTGCCTCGAACTTGCCCGCCAGATCCGGCGTGACCAGCGACGGCAGCGTGTCACCCCACCGCTCTGTCATTTCCCTCGCCACCCGATCCAGCGGCTCCAGCTGACCCCAGACTGCCGCCGGTATAGGCTCCGTCCTTTCACCAATCGTGAACGTTCCCTTTGCCGCTATCTGCTTTGCCGTAGGCCGACGCCCTTTATGCTTAACCATGACCGCGCCCCCTAAGCATCCCCATCAAAACAATCTCCGCACCTTGAATAAATACGCCCGCACTTCTCTCCGCACCTTGCATATATATATGCAAGTGGTGCGGCGGAAGATTTCTTGCCGTATTTACCGCACCCTCGGCACCACGCCGCACCATAAGTGCGGTAAGTGCGGAACGTGCGGAAACGCCCCCAACGGCGCTCATAGCTTGGACTTCACTTCGACCACATACACACGCAGATCTGGCCGCTCTTCCTTCATGTAGCTGGCCACTTCTTCAGCGTCTGCTTGATCCGCGTAAACGCCATCCGCGAACACCGGCTTCAGCACCCCGATGTCGCCTTCCTTCCGCTTGGCGTTCACGTCAACGGCTACCGCCATATAGTTTAGCTTGGTCATATCCCAGCCTCCTCTCCCGTTATCCATTCACCCACCACCACGCACGGCACCTCCCTGCCGTCACGCTTGCTTGGCGCAGACGTCTTGCGCAGCACGCCGTTCTCGATCCACTTGCCCACGATTGCCTTGGCCTTCGCCTTCTCGTGTCGCTTCTCCAAGTCTAGCCCCAGCACGTCTGCCACTGTGACGCCGACCCACGTCTTGGCCTGCACGTTTGCGCGGAGCGGCTCGCCCTGCGTTTCCGCGTCGCCCACCGCGCGCTGCACCTTCATCGCGTCACGCGCCGACACGCCGTCGAAGAGATCCGGCATCGCATATTCAGTGGCCACGCCAACATATTCCATGTTTGGCAGCTGCACGCCCACCATGCGCCGGTAGACCGCCTTTGCTGCTGGCGGTGCCAAGTTTGCCTTGCCGTCGTCCACGCGGAATATGCCGAGGCTCTCCGCCTCTGACACGCCCAGCTTCTGCGCGTCTTCCGCGCTGATCTTGTTAATGACCCGCGCCGCACGCGCCGCCCCGATCAGCGACCCCGCGCCCCTGACGCTATCTATGGTCGCCTCGTCGCCGTTGCCCTTGCGGATGTGATGCACCAGCGCCACGGCGCAATCTGTCTCGTCGCATACGCTACGCACGGCACCGACGGCTGCGTTCATGGCCACGTTGTCGTTCTCGTTGATCTGGTTCGCGCCGACCCACGGGTCGATCATCACCATGCCGATGTCGTTCTCCTTGATCTTGGCCGCCATGTAGTCAAGCATCTCGTCGTTGACCTCGATCCCGTCGCGCCCTTGGTTTGCGAACACCATGTTGAGGCTCCTTCCGGCGTCGAGGAACAAGCGCCCCCGTATTTCCTTGGCGGTGACGCCGTAATGCAGCATCGCCGCCGCAAGGCGTCGCTGCATCTCCTCAAGCGGGTCTTCAAGGTTGATGATCCACACCTTGCACGGCTCGTGTATGGCCTCGCCCAGCAGCGGCTTGCCCGTTCCGATTGCGAGCGCCTCCACGATTTGCAGAGACGTCTTCCCGACGCCGCCCGCCGAGGCAAGCACGCTGACATGGCCTCGCACGTAATGCTGCCCGTAGATCCACCGCCGCGCCGGTATTGTCGCGGGATCTATTGGCTCGTATGCAGTTGGCCACTGGCGCTCGCCTGCGATGCGCTCCTGCTTTACTTCCTCGACCGGCTTCGCCAGCGCCAGCGCCTCGCGCAGCTTCTCCGCGCCGGCTTCCTGCAAGTAATCGTTGGCGTCCTTTACGTTTTCCACGCCCAGCGCGTCGAAGCGCACGACGTGGACGTCTGTGCTGCCGTCGCCGCGCAGCACGTCTGCAACCGCTTCCACGTCTAAGTCGGGGTCTGCGCAGATCGTGACGTCTGATGCGCGTGGCGCGTTGAACGTCTTCATGCCAGACTTGCCAAACGTGCAGACGATTGTCGCCTCGACATGGCCCATGATCGCTTGGCGCACGCTCAGCGCGTCCTCTGGCCCCTCGACCAATATGATCGCGCCGCCCTCGTGCTGGTCGCCGATCCGCATGGCATTGCCGACCAGTGATCCGCGTGAATACTTGTTGATGTTATTATGCTCGCGCTTCTTCCCGTCCGGCGTCAGCAGCACCGATTGCACGCCGCACAGCTCGCCCTGCTCGTTGGTTGCGGGAAACAGTATCGCCGGCCCATCGTATAAGCTGGGGCTGAAGCGCGCGACGCCCTCCGCCACGCCTGCTCGCATGCCACGGTTATTCAGGTACAGCAGCGCCGGTCTGACGGCGTCCTTGTTCTCGCGCGATATCGGCACGCTGCGCTCCCACGCTGCCTGCGCCTTTGCGATTTTCTCGGCGCGCGTTTCCTCGTCGCGGATCAGCAGATCCTTGCTGGCCAAGCGCACGATCAGGCGATCCATCTCGCTCGGCTGAAACGGCATCGCGTCATCGTTCTCCAGCGTCTTCGGGTTTTCGCTGCCCCGCTTGAACCCGCTGCCAATGGTTGCCTTTATCTCGTGTTCCTGCAGCCCGATTGCCTTGGCAGCCGTGTGCAAGTCTATGACGCTGCTGTCGATGTTGCTGGCGTCCATGTGCGCGTGCCGACCCAGCGCGTATGCCGCTAGGTTCAGCGCCTCGTTGCGACGCCCCTGCGGAGCCATGCCGATCTCGGAAACGACGCTTTCCCGTACCTTTGCAAAATAGTTTACGCTCATTTGATTTCCTCGCAAAACAACCCGCATTCAAAGTCCAAGTTTTTCATTGGCTTACCCCTTACGTCTGGCGATAGCTCGTCCAGAAAGATGCGCTCGTTGTTAACTCGCACCAGCCTTGCGCCGAGATCGCGTGATTGCTCTGCTCGCTGGTCAAACACGTCAGGGTGCATTTCACGCACATGGTTCCAGTAGGTTGGGGAAGTTGCCTTGACGCAGCCTATGCAGTTGGCGTTTGGGTATCCCATGCCGTAAATGCGCGGAGGCTTGATGCCATGATCTGCCAAAAACATATAGCAGTCAGCCTTTGTCATCTTTTCGTCGATTAATACGGGGATAACATTATCACGCTCAGTCAGCACAAATCTGTCATGCCGCTGCTTTTCTTCCAGCGTAAAGCCAAGCACATGCCAGTCTGGATCATTAGCTTGCTCCCATATTTGGCGAGCGCGTTTCTTCAGCTCAACGGTGCATGGCGCGCCGGCAACGCCCGACATAAATTTGCGCTTAGCCCACACATCTACCGCCGAATGGCTTGGATATGATGGATTTTCCGCAAACTCTATTTCAACGCCAAGCCATTTTTCAACGTCACGCAGAAAGCGCAGATTGTCTTCGTCTTCCTCTGCAACTGGATTATTTATGACGCGCACGTTGGCGATCATGCCATATTTGTTTAGCGTCTTATATGCCGCCACAGCGCTTGCTGCGCCTGAACTAAACCACACTGCGATGGTGTCTTCCTCTACTTCCTTGCTCATCCCGCTCTCCCGTTTTTATGTGTCCACGCCCGCCGAAGCAGGCGTGGAGCTTGTTACCTTAGAAGCCGAAGTCGTCTGCGTCTACAACGCTCGATACTGGTGCCGCTGCGGTTGGCACCGGCTCCGGCTTAGGCGGCGTGCTGTCTGCGGGTTTCGCAATCCACTTGGATATGGCAAAGCCCAGATCGTATGACGTTCCCTTGCCGACTACGACAGGCGTGGACGTCGTGACGCTGACGACCGGCACCATGCCCTGCGCAAACTCTGGCGCGTTTTCCGCTTGGTTGTACAGCTTGGCGATAAACTGCCCCGTGCCGTATGAGTTGTTGCTGAACTGCGCCTTGGTGCCGTCGGCCATCCAGCAGTCCACGTCGAAGCCCTGCTTATACGCTGGCTTGCCCTCCGCGTCCGTCTCGGTCGGCTTTGGCAGCGGCTGCGATGGCGATGGCCATTCCTGCCAGTCACGCGTTCCGACGGCGATCTTGAGCCACCCAAACTTCACGTTGGCGATGTCAATTGCGATACCCTTGGCCATGTCTATGGCTTCGGGATCGCCGCCCTTATTAACCGTCCAGCGGTTTTGCGGAAGGTTGACCCGTATATACGCGCCGCTCGCGTCTGATGATTCTCCGAATGATATTGGCATGTTTGTCTCCTGACGTTGTGTGCCTGTGTTATGCGCCGTGTGACGCGGTGAAGTTGAACGCCCAGCGTGGTATCTGGAGCGTTTGCAGCTCCCCATACCCGTAATCCCAGACGCCCGTATTACGCGCTATCGCATATTGCTCCAGCGCGTGTTGAACTGCCGCGTCGCCCTCGTTGAGCGTGCGCCAGTCAAGTTCATACACACCAACGGGGTAAGGCGCTTCCTTGCCCACGCTGATGAAGATAAACCTGTCGATCTCCTCCCCGATCAGGCCCATCGTCCTGCGGTAGAAGCTTTCCTGAATGTGATAGCCATAATTGGCGATTTGCTTGCTGAAGCCCTCGGGGTCTGGAGCTATGGTTGTCTTCAAATCTATCAGCGCCCCGATGTCACGACGCCATCCGTCTGGACGGCATCGCATGTCCACGCCCGTCTGCGTGTCCTTCGCGAATATGCTGGCCTCGCAGACCAGATCGCCGGATAGCAGCTTGGCCACCTCCTTGTTGCTGCGCACCGCGTTTGCCGCGTCCACGGCGATCTTGTAATCGCCTTCCGTCAGCAGCAGCGCGCCATTGGCGTCGGCCTCTGCCTTGTGCTGCGTCCACTCCTTGCCGCGCCGCGTCTCCGGCCCGCACCATACGGTGGACGCTAAACTCGGCTCGAACACCAATGTGTGCGTGGCCGTGCCCACGTCGAAAACGCTGCTTTCCTTGCGCTCGGCGTATTTGTAATGCGCCAGCGACTTCATGGCGATTGTCTTGGCCCCAGAGGCGCTGAGCGCGTCGCTCAGGTGGTATTCCTCGTTGGACATGGTTGTTGATATGGTCACGCCTTCCCCCTTCCATACAGCGCTATCAGTAGCGCCTCTGCTTTGTGTTCATCCTTCTTGCGCTTCAGCTCGCTCGCCCTATCGGGAAACCACTGCTGCGCCATCCTACGCGCCGCGTCTTTATCCTTTGGCAGATTCATCGCCCGCTTCCACACGACCGGCGTCACCATGGTGTAGCGCGTGCGCGACAGCGCCACGGTCGTCGTGATCTGGCCAAACGCATAACCAAGCTTGAACGTGCTGGACACGCCCTGCTTTGGCATCGCCTGCTGCTTCTCGATCCATATGTGATCGAGCCGATCCACCGACGTGAGAATATCCATCAGCGCCACGACGTCTACGCCGCCCTCGCTGTAGACGGGCAGGTCATGCACCTCAGACCAGTTTTCACCGACCAGCGCCACGCCGCCTGTGCGGTAACCGCAGTCTATGCCACACGTCACGATGCTCAATGCATGTCCTCCTTGTCGGGCGTGCTGTATGTCTCAAATATGATCCCCATGGTCATGGCGATGGCGTCCTGCACGTCGCAATCGTTTTCACGCATGAAGCCGATCACAGATTGCAGCGCAGCGCCCAGCGCATACACCTTGGCGAGATCCGGCAGCTCGGTGCGCTCAGTAATCGCCATCATGTCACGCATCAGCGTGTTTGCCTCTGACATCGTGTTGCTGGCAACCGCTGACATCTCAGCATGCTGCTCCGGCGTCAGTGTGAAATCATCATCCACGCTGCACGTCCACACCATGCTCGTCCAGCAGGCGCAGTATCGCCATCTGCGTCAGCGACGCCATGCTTATGCGCTTCTCCTTGGACAAGTCACGCAGCGCCTCGAATACCTTGGCATCGATCCGCGAGCCAAGTTGTTTCATCTCAGTGTTCATAATTACCTCCGTTGATCCGGCTACTATAACGCCGCGTTAACATTGTGCAAGAGCTAGAAAGCGAACTCTTCCTGCGTGCGCAGCCGGTACAGCTGCTGGCCCTCGATGAACGACGTTTTGATGATCGTGCGCCGCTCCCGCATGGTCTTCAGGCCAATGTCGATATGCACGGCGTCTTGCTCGATCATGCTGCACAAGTCGCCCACCGACAGCTCGCCATGCCTGCTCAGGCAGCGCTTAATCTCCTTGCGCAGCTTCTCCAGCGGCCACGGCTTATGGGCATACGCGTGCATGTCATCGCGGCCAATGAGCCTGCGCTTCATGCGCGCGTTCTCGATGATCGCCAGCTCCTTCCAGCGCTCCAGCGGTGTTAGGCTTTCCGTCATAGATTTTCCTCCCTTTTCATATGCTCGCAATGCGTTATGATTGCTTGGCAATGTGTCGCAAATGTCAGAACAAAAGCGTCTCTCTGGCTTTCGCTCAAGCTGACTGGCGTTCTGCGTAAATCCTTTTTCATCATTACAGCCCTTTGGCGTATGCGCTCAGCGTAAGTCTTAGCATCGTCGCTCATAGCTTTTCCTCCATTTCATCGAATCGGTGTGCCAGCTTGCGAAGCTGTGTGGCCATGCCCTTCTTGACGTAGCCAGTGAACAGCGGGCGGCGGTCTTTCGCCTCCAGCGCTTGGCCGGCGATCAGCGCAAACGTCCTGCCGTCTTCTGGGTGGTCGCAGATTTCAAACGTTATGTGGCCCACTTCGAAGCGCTCACGAATCGCGTCGGGGTGCCTGCGCTTGGATTTCAGGGAATGCTTGCTCACAGCCGCTTCTCCAGCATCTCGCAGAGCGCCATGATTTCTTCGGCGCGTTGCTTGATCGTCAGGCGCTCGGGGCCACGCCCCGCGTCCATACGCAGGATGTCTGCCTTGCGCCGGATCGACATGACCAGCATCAGCGGCGTTGGCTGCGTCGGCGTGCTGCTATCCTCGTCGATATACGCGCCGACGCTGGCGCTGTTTTCCAGTTTGGTAAGATCCCATTTAGCCATTTTCGCTCTCCTGTGTTGGCCGTGGTTTCGGTCTGACGTCGGGCCACGGGCGGCGGTAGTCTGCCTCGCCGCCCATCTCAACGCATTGCGGTTCAAAGATCCGCGCTAAGTCGTAGTATTTCGCAAACGCCTTGCACTCGTCTACGGATGAAAAGACGGCGAATGCCATGAAGACGGGTTCAGCGAGTGTCATCTTTAAACCCACCTTCATGTTCAGCCGCAAAGCTAACGCCATCATAAAAACCGCAGTTATAGAATTTATGCTTTACTTTTAGGTCTTGATCCAAAATGCACCTGACTGGGTTGCAGTGACATTCAGAGCCAGAGAAAACCCCGCACCAATCATCATGCTCAAGGCGCACATGGACTACGCGGTTTTTCTTTCTTTCCTTTGCAATAGCCTTTTGAAAGGCTTTACGCGATTGCCGTGGTGTCATCACATCCACCCCGCGCTTACAGCGCCGATCCAGCCCAGCACCAACGCGGCAATCGCTGCGGTGATGATGATGTCTTGCGTCCACTTAGTCATTACTATTCCTCCTCCTCGTTGCGCCAGTCGAAGTCATCTTCGTCTTGGCATTCTGGGCAGCGCACCGTTGTCCACGCATCGCTGTCCGGCGTGTTGACGAAACGCGGCAACTCTATGAAGCCGGTTCCGTCACATGTCGTGCAGATCATTTGTACACATCCGCGTTAATGCTCCACAGCACTAAGGTTGCGCGCTGCTGGTTTGCGCGCTGGTTTACATGCGCTCGGCATATCTCGCCGCGTGCGTGCATGTTTTCCAGATGCTGTGATAGCTTGCGCGGTTCAACGCCAACGACGTCAGAGATGTCTGCCGTCTCGCAGTACGTCACGTCGGCGCTCTGGAGCATCGCAATGATCCTGCGCTGGACGTCAGCCCAGTCAATCGGCTTAGGCTCCTCGGTGGGCGCTTGCACGGCCTCTGCTGGCGCGTCAGTCGCCAAGCCTAGCACGTCACGCGCTGCGCGGCGCTCTTGTACATATGCGGCCACCCACGGCGTGCGCTCGCGCTGCTCTTCCACGGCGTTCTGCACGATGATGCCTTTGCAGATGTCGTCAAGATTTGCGTGCGCCTGCTGGAGCAGACGCGGCGAAATGTGTACGCTCTCGCCGTTGTCGGTGCGTACCGCAAAGCCGGTGCCGCTGTCGGTGATGTGCGTGATTAAAAATTCATGTGTATGCGTAAGGTTCATTATGGTTTCTCCGATTAGAGTTGAGTTGTGGGGCCGTAGCCCCTGTTGATTAGAAGATGGCGCATGTGCCGGTCAGTGTGCCGTCATCAAACACACGGCGTATTGAGGCGGAGGCATTGCCCATGCGATTGACCCACGCGTCGGCAAGATCGCCAGCATGGCCAAGATCGTCGGCGTCAAGCTCAACGAAACGATCCGCGACAGACATGTCGCCATGGGTTTCAACGTGAACGACAAACGCAGGCTTGCGCTCTAACATGCGAGCCTGAGCTGCGTCTGCGGAAAGAAGAAAAGAAACTGAATGTGCCATGGGATCCCCCTGTTTTGGCTGCGCTGCTTGGCGTTATTGCCGCGCTTGGCGCTATGTCTCATTGTTTATATTGTTAACATAAAGATAACACAGCACGGTGCAAGCAAAAAATGCACCCGACGGAAACTTTTTTTCGCCTCTATATAAAATCGTTTAAATGCAGTATGTTGCGCGCGTGGCCAACAGCATCAACGTCGGACGTGCTGGCGAGTTTCTCGTCGCAGCCGAACTTGAGCAGCGCGGGATACGCTGCCATCGGGTAGACATGCAGGACGATGACCTATGGGTGAAGTCGGCCAGCGGTGAGCTATTGACCATGCAAGTCAAAGCAACCCTTGAAGCACGCTCGGATCGCAAACGCGAAGCGTGCTACGCATTTACGCGCGCAAACGGCGATGCGCAAATATTTGCGTATGTGGCCTTGGATATACGTTTGTTCATACTGCGCGGCGCGCCAAGCGGCAAAACTGTACGCATAAAGCCTGCCGATTTTACGCGGCAGGCTATGGATGACAGCATTAAGGCGATGCTAGGTTAGACCATCAGCTCAAAGTGCGGGGCGTCGATAAAAGGCCTTCTGCCTTGCCCGCGCCTAGTGTCGATGTAGTCGTTCATGGCGTCTTCCATCGTGCCATCCCATTGTGCTATATTTGCAACAGTCCACGCGGCACCCCACCTGATTGGCACATCTACCTCACGCGCAGCTTCTGCCATCGCGTCGGCTATATCGTCATATAGATTAAGCTCCCACGATCCACGCGGGCCAACATAGGCCATAAGATCGACGGCAAGCCCGTCTATGTGCTTCGACTTCATCGTCTGCGATGCGCCACTTTTCACAAGCTCGCGCTGCTCCTCGATGGTGCGTAGGCCGCAGATGACGCCGAAGTCGATCTTGGTTCTGTGGATTGCGCTGGTGACAACAGCCGCCATGCGCTCGTCCACGCCTGACAGCTTATCGCGGCTGCGTGCTGATAGTTTAAATGTCATTTCTTCAACCCTTTCATTGTGCGGATGCCAAAACTGGCGGCGATGGACGCATACATGCCCCACTGCACCCAGAGCGGCGTTGTCTCAAGATTGGCGAAACCCTCTGCCATTACGTCCTGCATAGACGGCACGAAATTCATGCACAATATGGCTACGAAAACGATTGTCCACAGCTCATCCTTCCAACTGTCTTTGCTGGCCTCGATAGCAGATTGCTCCCAATCCATCTCGCCTGTGGCCTGCTTCAGCTTGATTTCGGCATTCGCCTTCTGGATTGCCGTTTTGCCGTCGAGGTAGCTTGTCGCCAGCCCGCCGATTGCGCCTATAATCTGGCCAATCATTTCTCAGACCCCAGCCACACGGCAAACGCGCCAGTCATGGCACCGGCAACAACGCTGATAAGCGCGCTCTGCTGCGTGCTAAGATCAGGCTGCGTCAGCGCCCACTCGATACAGCGTATATACATTAAAGTCATCACCAGCATCATCAGACGCGGCATGATCTTATATTCCAACAGCTTTTCCATTTTACACCTCTATGTTGATGTTTGTGCCTTGCGGCCTGTCAGCATTGGTCTTGGTGCCAAACTTATCATAACCCTTTCCCAGATCCAACTTCTGCTCCCTGAGCGATTCCAGATGCGTGTGGTTGGCCCTATGCTCTTTAGTCACCCTCTGCTCCACCAGATGCGCTTCTATGCGCTCACGCGTCTGCGTTTGCTGGTGTATGTCCGACTGCACGTTAAACGGTGCGCTGCCTATGCCTGACACGCCGTCAGCCATCAGCGCCTCACCGCGATCCAGACAAACCCAAACAGCGCGCCAACGCAGATCAGGAACAGGAATATTCCCGCCGCCCACGCGATGATGGTTTCCTTACGCTCAATTCTCTTGTATTGCGCGTCCTTCTGCTTCTGGCGTATTTCGTTTTCCATGCGGATCAGCTCCTGCCAAGCAGACGGGCCAAGCGTTTCGCTAATCATCTTGCGCAGCTCGTCGCGCATATTCTCACGCTGCTTTTTCTGCACAAACAGATCCATCGCCTGCTGCTCTACGCTGCCAAAACTCTGATACCATTTTGGGTTTTCTACGCGCTTCGCTGCAAAGTCGAAGTCGCTGATCGCCTTAGACCAGCGCCCCAGATCGCCCGCCATGCCTTCCAGATCCCGCCCGATCTGACAGCCCTTGCGTATTGCGTTGAACGCTGTGGACGCTGCCATGATTGCTGTGGCGGGGTCTATCATGGCTCATCTTTCCATCAGGCGATCTATTTTTTCTTCAATGCGGTCAAAGCGCGCCACGATCTGCGCCATGACCGCTGTGCTGTCTGCTTTGGTGACGTAATCTTTTGCCATTTCTTCGCGGGTCTTGTTCAGCAGAATATTGAGGCGCTGCATCTCGTCCACAGCGCTTTTCAATACCCAGCCGATCAGGCCCAATCCGGCAGTAAGAGCCGCCGTCCAAAGCATGTCAGCGTCCATCAGTATGACCCATCCCAGACACGGAGCTTGGAAAACTCGCCTGACATCATCTTACGCTTGACGACTTCCTTAGCCGCTTCTGTGTCAGACCATGCCACACCGGCTTCCTTGAGCCATGCGCCAAGCACAGCGCCGTCTACGAAGCCGACAAGCCGGTTTTCGCCTGACATGCCTATGCCCGCGTCTTTGGCTACTTGCGCGTCTCTCAGAGACTGGCTGACGTCATGGCGCTGCTTGATGACCATGTGGTCATGCTCAAAGTCGATTTTTTCTGAAACCTTCGCCATGTCTTATTTCTTCTTGGCGCGTTTCGTTGGTGCGGGTGCAGGCGCTGGGGCTACATCGCCAGTGACGATCAGTGCGTCTGGGCGAACGCGCATAAGCGTTTCAACCTCTGCGGTTGGCAGCTCGGCGTTATCGCCTTTTACCAGCTTGCCGATTGACGTGTGAACCTTGTGGCCTACAACTGTAACTTTTTTCATGTCGATCCCTCGTTAAGCAGAGGGGGCGTGAAGCCGCCCCCTCTTTTATTATATTACGATGTGGTGTTGTCGTAAATCGCGCCTGATGCTTTCTCGTTTTTCGAGCAAAGCGCCAGCTCAGTCGTAACCTGACGTGTGGTGTTGTCGCCATTTTTGGCCAAGGCAACGTTTTTGGTGCCGCGCAATACTGCGCATTCCCACATGTTGTCCTGCAAAATGAACACGTCACGGCTGCGGTTTTCGCGTGATGGCTGAAAAGAAACTTGGCCCCAAGGGGTCAAATAAATTGCCAAAGAATTAACAACAGTTTGCTCCGACCCGACAACGTTTGCACGCTGGTTGTTGTTACCAGTGAAGCCCAATGCAACATTCATCTGGAAGGCTGACAGATAGCAAGTATCTGGCTTGCCGCCTTCTTCCCAGATTGACTGCATTACATCGTCAAACTTGGCCTGCGAAAACGCAGTTGCTGTGCCATCGTCTGTACGTGCGTCTGTGCCGTCGCCGGTTGGGTTTGCACCAGAGTTACCAGACTGGAAGTTTACGTTTGTAATCAACCATGATGGCACACCACCAGTTTTACGCGCAGCAGTTGAAGAGCCTGCAACGTTTCCCTGATTTGCAAAAAGCGCCTTTTCGATGTCGAGCTTCTGCTCTTTAGCGATAAGCAGCGTTTGATACGCCATTTCCTTTGCACGACCGGCATTGTCTACCGCTTCGTCCGTATCAGAAATAACCACAGCGTTTTTGAAAATCTGTGTGCGTGCGCCGAGGCGTACAGTTGGCGTAACAGCATTCGCAGATGTTGCGTCACCTTCAATGTGAGCGTTTACCGCAGATGCGCGCAACGCTTGTGTTTGCCACTCAACCAAAGTGTTCTTGGCTTTTGTTTTAGCAGACTTGCTGTAAAACGGGGTTTCAGATGGGTCTACGTTGTAGATTACATCTGCTAAATCTTCACGGATTCCCACGGAATCATATGTGTCGAATGTGTTGGCCGGTTGTGCCATTTTATCGTCCTTTCAAGACTAGCTTTTTAACATTAAGCTCAATGCGTCATCGATTGAGCCTGTCTTCTGCAAGCGCTGTTGCGCTTTTTTACGGGTTGCAGCCTGTCCGTCTGAGCGTTTCTTTGCACCAGCTTTGACAACGGGTCGAACACCATCAGCTTTTGACTGAGATTTCTTTTTGTTGGCAATTAGTTGACGATATTTACGTGCGTCGTTTAACGCCCGCACATATCTCGCATCAGTGACGCCAGCCATTTCCTCTGGCGTGAAGCCATAGTGAACGCCTGTGTCAATGATCCCCGCCTTCAGCTTTTCGCCTTTTTCGGGGTCTACGATTTCGGGGATATATTGCTTCAACACTTCCGCTTGCTGTGCAAGATGGGCCTGTCTGGCCGCTTGCTGTTGCTGCGCTTGCTGTTGCTGCATTCCCTTGAGCTGTACTAATTGCTGATCGTGCGCGGCCTTTGCCTCGTCATATGTAAGCTTCGCTTCCATGTATCCGATTGGATCTTGGTCAAAAAGCTCTTTCGACGGTGGGGTTGGGGCTTGCAGACCACCTTGCTGGGCTTGTTGATACATAGCCAAGACTTGTTGCTGCTGTTGGGCCAATGCTTGAGCCTGCTGCTTGTATTGCTTTTCCAAGGCAGCATTTTCTTGCATTTTTTGATTGATGTAACCCTGACCCGCAGCAGATTGCTTTAACTGATCCAGTGTCCAACGCTCTTCTTTGCCGTTTACTGTAACGGGGATGAGGTTAGTGTCTTCAGCCGCCTCTACTAGGTCTTCGTCATCAATTTGGTCATCTTCGACATATTCTGCGTCTTCTATGTCTTCGCCGGATGCCTCGACGTCATCATCGCTCTCCGCAACATCTTCAACTGCTTCGCTCTCAACGTCTTGAGTTGGCGTTTCAGCTGCTTCCACTGCTTCGCTTTGATTTTCTTCACTTGGCTCTGGGGCCAACATTGCCTCTACGGCATTTTCTAGGCTAGTCGCTTCCACGGTGCTAGTTCCTTTGTTTGCGATCTAAAATGACCTCTGCTGCAATCGCAGCGTCGAGTGCGTCACCGATCTTGTTTAACGCACGCAGTATCGCGTGCGCTTCCTCGCGCATCTCTATGTCAGAGGCTGCGCTGTTGGCGAAGATACGCATTTGCTCTTCACGAACATCGTCCACAAACGTCTGAAACGCTGTGTCATTCTTTAGCCGCTTTGCGTCATCGGCTTGTATGCGGATGTCGGCGCTCACTGCTGCACGCCCTGCGCCATGCCGCCGATCATGCGAACTTTATCCTGCTCTGCCTTGATACGAGCCGTGTCCACTGCGGTTCCGTATTGGCCATATATCTTAGCGGCATCCACCATCAGATCCTGAGCCATCTGGTCACGTTTTAGATCATCATCTGCGGCTGCTTTTTGCGCATCTAGCTGCAATTTCATCATGTCAGACTGCATCTTGCCCTGCGCTTTCATTTGCTCAGCTTGCAAGAATGCGGCGTTTGGATCTTGCGCCTGACCCTGCTGAGCCATCATGGCCTGCTGTTGCTGCTGCATCTGTAGCATCTGCATTTCGATTTCCGGCGTAATCGGCGCGAAATACCGATCAGCATTGCGCACGCCTGACAGCGCCAGACTGTCTGCCAGCGTGTTGCGGATATTGGTCAAGCTCACCAAGCCGTTCATTGGGCCATACTGCTGGTAAACCATCTGCTGCATCTGCAACGCCTGCTGCAACGCCATCTGCTTTTCTTCTTCGCGGCCAGTGCCAAGACCGACGTTGATGCTGATGTCCATTGACGTATCCCAGACGCGTGGATCAACGGGGATAAACTGCCCGTTCATCCGCATCATCTTTTCCTCGTCCATATTCTTATTCATCAGGCGCAGCATGACGCCAAACAAGTCACGCAGACCGTCAGCTAGGTTGCGTACCATCACCTCTGTCTGGCCCGCAGCTGCCTGCACAGACGCTTGAACGGCTGCTTTTGTGGTGGACTGCAATGCGTCAGGATTCAGCCCCACAGAGGCGCTTGTAACGCCTGTCTTCTGCTCTGTGAGCTGATCCATATATGCCAGCGCAGATAGCGTCTGTCCGGCAACAAATGGCACGCTCAGATCCTGCACAGATCCGGCTTGGCGCATCCGCACAAGTGACCCGATTTCGTTGTTCAGCACATCGTCAATATTTACTGCGCCGTCCACGATCCCAATGCGGGGATTATTGGTCATCGCCACGTTATCCAAGATGCCACGCAGAATAGACGTCGCTGCGTCCTGATCGTTTTCCACTAGCTCAGAAAGGCTGTGTCCGTACCAGCTGTGTGGTTCTGGGTCGATCTCAAACTTGGCAAACGGGATCTCGTCGCATGGCATGAAGTCTAGCAGCTCGTATGAAGTGCCGCCGCACAGAAACTTGTACAGCACCGGCACGCCTGTTCCGTCCACGTCCATACGCATGTAGGCTTCTGTGATGCCCACAAGCTTCATGGCTGGATCTAGCTCGTCTTCGTCCGACAAGTCTTCCTCGTAGCCTTGGCGCTCAAGCACCTCTGCGCCGGTCATGTCGTTTGTGCCGTCGAAAGGCGTCAGGTTAGATATGACGTCAAAGTCAAAGCCCATCTCAACCAGATCGCCAACGCGCATGTCTGTGCGGTGGGCCACCACATATGCGTCATCAAATGAGCGGCAATCGCGGTTTACGAAAAACTCTTCCGGCGGCACGCTTTCCATGCGCAGCTCGCCTTTCATTTCTGTGCGGCTAATCTTGACCGAATGAATAGGAAGCTCGATCTGCATGCCCATCTGATCCATCTCGATGGACATTTCCATCGTATGCTCAAGCACCTCAACGTCATCAGCGTCCAGCAGAAACGTGTATTCATCATCAGACAAGTCGGTGTAGGTGTATATCTCGGCCACGGGGTAGTCGTGCCAATACGCCTTCACGATGCCCTGCTTCTTGACCATAGCGTCTTGGAAGGCGTCGTTTAGCACGCGGTATCCGTTTAGGCGCGTAAACTCGTGCTGTATGAAGCTGGTGGCCTGCTCCGCCAACGCAACGTCCTCTGGACCCTTCGGGATAAACTCTACCGGCCTCGCGGTGGACATAAAGATCCGCATCAGGCTTGGCTTCACGGAGCGTACGGTATCCCGTACTTTTGTTGACACAACCTTGCTGCGCCCGTCTTCGTGGCCAATATCAACCTCGCCATCGTAATAGCGCTGCGCCTTGATGCGGTCTTCGCTGATCTCGCTTTCAACGAAGTCAACGGCATCGCTGATCGCATTCTGAACAATGCTTTCTATCTCGCGGCGATCTTTTGGTTGTGGTTGCATTTTATTCTCCGCGTGTTGCGCCGTAAGTTGTCAGGCCGAAAGTAACAAGCGCGTCTGTTATCTGCTGCGCGCGTGTTGGGTCTTGAAGCCGCTTAGCTTCTTGTAACAGAACAGGCACCAGTCTGTCACGATCCGCGCCCTGCATTGACAGCAATTCACCGATCTGACGGTTTAAGTTTGACCGCCTGGCCCCGTAAAGAACCTCGTCGATCATGCGGTTCACAGGATCAGCGAACATTCCCTGATAAGCGCGCGCGATGGGTGACGGCTTTCGCATGCTGTCTGGTTCTCTGATGTCGGCCAAACTTTCTGCGGCCTCCTCGCGGAACGCAGTCTGCGATCCGGCCAAAACATCGCCACGCGTGCCGGAAAACTCTTTTTCGGCAAACAACCTCTGTATGACGGCATCCGCGTCAGGCTTGCCAAGTAGAAGTTGCAACTTCTCGCGGTTCCAAGATTTGTCAAACTGCTGCCACGCGGTTGCCGCGTCGCTTCTTGATGTGCCCATAAGGGCGGCAATGTATTCTCTCGCGCCTTTCACATATGCGTCACGCTCAAGTGGCTTCATTTTATCAAGCATTGCTTTTAATTGCGCTGGGGGCAAAGCAGACGTTGGGCCGCCAGAAAACACAGTGCGGCCATTATCTACCGCACGTTCGATCTGTGAACTTTCGGCGTATCCGGCGCGCGCCGTGGCGTAATTTGGTATTTCATCAAGGCGCTTGTCCATCTCGTCCAGTATGGGCATCAGCTGCCTGACTTTATTATTCTGCCCAGCTATTCTAGCAGACGTAATTGCGTCTCCTAAGGCGCTGCGAGCGTTGTGGAGTTTAGACGCCGAAACTGGCCCCTCCTTGCCCAGATCACGCAATACAGCGTTTATACCGCTTCTGACGTTAGCCGCCGCATCGTCTGCCCTCGAAACCAAGCCAGCGCGCAACGCGCTGATATCAAACTCTGCGCCGCTCTGCATAGCCGCGTCATACATTGGCCCAAGCTCAGATGACTTGCGCATGGCCTGCGCTGCACGCTCTTCAATAGCGGCGATTTCTGGGCCAAGCCTCTCGGTAACAATGTCTTCAGTACGCTGTCCTGCGCCGCCTGCTCGTTGCTCAAGCTGCCTGCGCAATACGTCTCCGCCCTCGCCCTGCATTGTGGCCAATCCCTGCGCCATGCTGCGCGGCGATCCTGCAATGTCTGCGACTGTTCCCTCTGGGCCAAGTGAGCGCAAATACGCTTGAATATCTTGGCCCGCTACTTGTGGCCTCTGCATTGCTCGGCCAACTCTGCGCAGCGCAGCGCCGCTAAAGCCTTCTTTGCCGCCGCGTGCTATGTCTTGGATGCCTCTGGTGGTAGCGCCAGCTATACGCCCCGCGACTGGCGCAACACCGCCAAGCGTTGCACCCGTTGCTGCGGTAAACGGCGAAACTTCTTTCATGCGTGGCCCGAATCCACCCTCGCCGCCAGCAAACTCTGGAAGAGTTGCCGCTGTTGCGCCGGTGGCCGCACCAGAAATAACTTGTCCTGCCGTGCCTAAGTTTTTAGCCACCCGCAAGCCCGTGGCAACCGGCAGTGCTGCGCCCGCAACGCCGCCTGAGACTTCACCTTTAGCAAACTGCTCTGGAGCCAGCAGCTGCGCCGCCTCGTCTCGCTGGCGAACAAGGTCACGATATTTCGCGTATGCCTTTTTCGCGCCTTCTATGTCGCCGCCTCTGAATAGATCATTTGCCGCTTGGTATGCACCGGCGATCTCGTCAGCCAAGTTTAAGCTAACACCCTTCTGGAAGCCGCGATATGTGGCGATGGTTTCAATTTCAGCCTGCCTTGCTGGCTTGCGCTTTTTGCGTGCAGCGTCCAGCGCCTTCTGGCCGTCTTCGCTTATCGTTCCGGCGGCCTCAAGCTTTTCCAATGCGGCGATTGCCGCTTGAACATTGGAGGCTTCGGCGTATGTCATTTCAGCCATGTTAACCTCCGCTCGGTTGTTTTAGCAGATCAAGCGCTTCGCTTTCTGTCATGTCCGGCGCGGGTATATTGGCGTCACTGCCGCCTAAAAAGCTTCTGACGCTTTCAAACGGATCTGGCAATGCTGCAATATCATCTTCCGCTTGCTGAATGCTATAATTTGGATCAGTCAGCGCTCTAGACGCTATTCTGCCAACTCTGGCGTTGTGTTCAGTAATCGCAACCATACTTTTCACGATAAGCTTGTTGCCGTTTGGCTGGTTCTGGATGGCCGGCAGTGATGCCTTATATAGTGCCAAGTCTGCATCCGAAATAACGCCAGAACCGGGTGGCCTCTGCGCCGGAACAAGTTGGCTAATTATGGCTTCAGCGGCTGCCGCTGGGGCGCTTCTAAAGTCTACGCCAAAATACTGGTTTGCGCGTGACAAGAAGCTCGCGCTTAATCCGGTGCCACTTTCATCCAACAACTCGTCAAGAAGCTTAATGCGTCCAAGATTAGACGTCGCATCTCGTCCAGCTTGTGCCATCTCGGCAAAGTTTCTGGCCAACTCAGCTTGGCCCACTTTCACAAACTCACCTTCACCGCCGCCAATCTGAACCATTGGCCCGCCTCCGATCTTATTGGCAGTGCCGTCTGGCTTCAAATTGTATAAGCCTTCAGCGATTTCCGCATTCGGGTACATCTTGCGCAACTGCTCAGCGCTTACGATCTGACCCTTGCCTTTCGGTGTCTCCATCGACTTGCTGACCAGCGCATTCATAATATCCTTTGCGCCGATTGACCCGCTCTCCACGGCTTGAGCATAGTCATCGTACCCCATCCTGCGCAGATACTCGACCGTCTTGTTCTTCGTTGCAGCCGCCTGCCGCTGCGCGCCGCGCGCTCTGATCGCCTCGCCAGCACGCATCTCCGGCATGATCAGCGGATCGAGCGCCGCAGCGAATTGCTCCGCACGCGTCATGCCGGTTGTCGGGCTTTGCTTGCCAAGGTAATCCATGATGCCGCCTAAGCCGCCTCTGCGCTGCTGCGGCGCTGCCGCAGCCTGCGGGCGATCCTGCCGTAGCGCCGACAGTGGCGCTCGTGGAGCTGCTTGTGGGGCCGTGCCGCTGGCCAGCATCTGCTGGCGCAGCTCTTCTTCGCGCGCCCTATCCATTGGAGTTGCCATCGTGGTTTGCCCTTCTCCTAAAATCGTCTTCACATAGTTTTGCGTTTCCGCAATATTTGGCACCCTGCCAAGCTTAGCCACACGCGTTGGCCCAGCGTTATACGCTGCCAGCGCAAGCTCTGGGCTGCCAAAGCGTTTAAGCTGCTGGCTAAAATACTTTGCAGCGCCTTCCAAGTTTTGCAGCGGATCTCTCGGGTCTACACCAAGCTCTTGCGCCGTGGCAGGCATAAGCTGGCCAAGGCCGATCGCGCCCTTCGGGCTTACGACATTCGGCCTAAAGCTGCTCTCCTGCTGTATGAGGCGCACAAACATGTCGGGGTCGATCCCGTATTTGCGCGCCGCATCTATGGCTGCTTGGCGGTAATCCATTTAACCAAACGCCCCCATGCCGGTCAGCGCTTGAAGGTAGTTGAACAGACCAGCCTGATTTGACGTGGTAGTCTCGGTCGGCTTTGGCGTTGCTCCAAGCGCCGCCAATGGCGCTGCGAGCGCTGCCTGCGGTGCGCCGGTGTAGCCTGCATATTGGCCACGCGCCGCGTCGATCAGAGACTGCTGCAACATCTGCTGCATGAGACCCTGCTGCATTTGCTGCTGCTGGATCGCTTGGCCGGTGCCAAATGCCTGCTGGCCCAATGCGCCAAGCTGCGATGCTGCGCCAAGGCGCGCCTGCCTGTCAGCCATCGCCTGCTGCATCGCTGTGTTGTATCCGGTCTGACGCTGCTGGGCTGCAATATCGCCCGCCATGCGGCCAAACTCTCCGGCGGCAACACCCTCTGCAACGCCTTGTCGGGAGCCGCCAAACGCACGCGCTCTTGTTGCTTGAGCGCCAAGCTGGTTCATCGCCATCTCTTGCTGCCGAGCAATGTCCTGCTGCGTGCGATCAATTACGTTCTGCGTGTACGGGTTCATATACGCGCCAACTTGCAGCGGGCCTGTCATTGCAGCCCGCGTGCCGCCAAGCGCGCCTTGCAATGCGCCAGCAGATGCTTGGTTTACGTTAAACCCAGCAGTCGGCGCTAGCGGGGCCATCGGGGCCATGCCAGATGCAGGCGCTGCGCCCATTGTTGGAGCGACTACCTGACCGCCACCTTTTGAACCTTGTCCAGCCATTTCTGTCTCCTTTATCCGTTCTGCCTATCCCAATCCCGCTGCAATGAGCGGATCCGGTCAGTTGCATCTTTTTTATCCACGCTGATGCCTACGTTGGACTTCATCCAATCTCTTGCCTTATCAGACGTTAGGCTTGGCGGCCTTGGAGCAACAGCTAACTTTTGCGCAGTCTTAACAGCCTTCTTGGCGTCTGCTTTGCCTTCCTTGCCAAACTGAGCGACAAACGCCTCTGGGTCTGACACTTTTAGCTTTTCCTGCTCAGTTCTGGCTGCTTCCCTTTGCGCTTCGACTGCGGCGCTCTCTTCTTGCGACCTGTCGATGGCTCTGAGCCTTTCCGCCTCCAGCCTATCGGCGTCACGCTGAGCAAATGTGCGCGGGTCGCCAATCATTGAAGCTATGCCGCTTTCTGCTGCGCCAAGGGCAGATTCCAATGCGCCACCAACACTCTTTAATCCGGCAATAGTAGGGCCGCCACTAGCGATAAGGCTTCCAATATCAGACAGTAGACCGCCGCCCCCAGTGACAGGCCCATCGTCATACCAATTACTGATGTCATAAGACCCATCAGGCAGCAAAACTGAACCCATCTGACTTGGTATGTCTGGCGCGAAAACTTTATCTGGGAAAGCAATATTCATTGCTATATCTTCTTGCGCGATTCTCGCTGCTGTTCCTTCCGGAGTTGCGGATTCGACGACTACTCTTTGCTCAGGCGTTAAAATGTCTGTTCGCGGGTCGTAGTCTTCACCCGCAATTATGGTGGCGTAGTCCGAAAGCTCAGTAGGCGTTAACGCTGTGTCCGGCACATACTCGACAGGCCCATCGTCATACCAATTACTGATGTCATAAGAACCATCAGGCAGCAAAACTGAACCCATCTGACTTGGTATGTCTGGCTCGAAAGGTGTTTCAGGGAAGGGAATATTCATTGCTATATCTTCTTGCGCAATTCTCGCTGCCGTTCCTTCTGGAGTTGGGGATTCGACTTCTACTCTTTGCTTAGGCGTTAAAATGTCTGTTCGCGGGTCGTAGTCTTCACCCGCAATTATGGTGGCGTAGTCCGAAAGCTCAGTAGGCGTTAACGCTGTGTCCGGCACAACAGGCGCAACAGGTGCCACAATCGGAGCAACGCCACCACCACCGCTATCAACAGGTGCAACGGGTGCAACGGGTGATGTATAGTCATATTCAGTCGGCACACGCGATCCCACTTGGCCCGTTACGGGATCAATGAAAAAGCTCTCAATGAATTGCGCTTGCGCCGGACGCTGCGCGGCAAGCTCGTCAACGGCTTGCTGGTACAGCGGGGCTGAGCTGTATCCACGCACACCGCCCGCAAACTCTGTCGCCGCTGGCATGCCGCCCATGATGTCCGACCTAGACATCTGCGGCCCCATACCAAACGCAGACGCAACGTCAGCAGTCTGCTGGAAACCTGCTTCTTGAAATGGCGTAAACGCGGCAACATCAGGCCCGTAATATGGCACATACCCAATCTGGCTAATGTCTTCAGCCTTGCCCAAATTGCGGCGTGCTGCTTCCTCAATGTATTCTGGGATTTCAACGCTTGACGTTGTTGATCCACCTTTGCCGCCTGACATTATTCAAACTCCTTCACATATGAGGCGTGCAGTGGCTCCCAGCCATGCGCCTTCAGTGGTTTCTTCCAGCCAAACCGGCCCGTCATAGTCAATGCAGAGCATCCTTGCGATTTCGCCCATGCTACCACATCTTCATGCATTTCTAAAATCTGATCCAACTCGCCGCCGCCAAGAAACACGTTTAAAACTTTCTTCCTCGGATATACCACTATTTCGGTAACTATGCACCCCCTCGGCGTAGGCCAGAGCTGCATGCTGCCTTTGTATATACCCTCTGCCACATCAATAAAGTCATGCGTGCCGCCGGAATACTCCAAAGCGGCCTCAATCCAATCGCGGCATCTCTCAAGCTCTTTATCCATGAAGCCTCGTGATCGCTAAGGTTGACGCTGGGATCGCTGGCACAGGCGAAGATGCTGCGGTGTAATTTAGGAAGCCGCTTGTGTTGTCGATCATGTAATTCACTTCCAAGTAATCACCGGCTGCAAGCGTGAATATCTGAGTGCGCGACGTGACAACCGTGGCGTTGTTTTGGTGAAGCGCCGTTGTCATAGCGCTGTCGGCAACATTTGTTCCGTTCACGCTTGGCCAGAAGTAGAAGTGAACCGTGCTGGCAGACGTTGATGATATTTGCGCGGAGAACGATATGACGTATTGGCCAGCTTCCTCGAAAACAATCCTTGAAGCTGGCGTGCCTTGTGTTATTCCGTCATTGCCGGTGGGAGCATCGTAAGTCAGCTTGTAGGCTGTGTTTGCTGCTACCGGCACGACGTCAGCCGTTTTCATAAAATCAGCGTGGCCATCCTCAAGAACAACCTGACGCCACTCGCCGTTCTTGGAAACCACGGGATACCCGTTGACGTTATCCCATAGCAAAACGCCATTCTCGGAAGCCGACGAATACGTTTCCTTGAACCCCAGCTGATCCAAAGCACGGCCCAAGTAGCGCCGCATATTCTCGGCCCACTGGTTTATGTTTTCCGTAATGGGTGGAAGTA